TCACGTTAGCCGTGCTAAACTTCGGCACCGCCACGATCCCGACTACGGAATTTGTACTGGGCCGATAGACGTAGATGAACCCCGGGAACATGGTTGCCCCAGATATCCCCGCAGTGGGGATCTGGACAAATCCAGACGCCGCAAAATAGCCTTCTGGGAATACTCTGGCTGGGGTTACGGTCCCCGCTTCCGACAGCCCAACTGCGGCACAGAAAATCTGCTGCGGGCCAGCTATCACTCGACCTTTCCCACTAAAAGGGATCACTACCCGAGCCGGTATCGACTCACTCCCGTATGGCGGAACCGCGAACGGCTCTGTGATCCTCCAGCTTCCGGGGGCGTATTTACCAATCGGTACCTGAGTAGACAGGTAGTAAACTGGAAGGGCGATGCCGTTGACCAGGGAGTTGGGATTTGCAACTGACCCCCCTCCCCACGGCAAGTATGTGGCGCTGTTCCACAGAGTGGGAAGATATACGCCAGACCCAGCAAGCGGGAAGTAGAGCTTCACCTACCCACCCGCCAATTCTGTGAGTCGAAGGGCCATCTACCAAGTCCTCACGGGTGGTGTAGGTGCCGGCCCTGGGAGCTCGTCAGCCTCCCCGAGCGGGTGGATTGGCGGGTAGTCGGTGAGGAGGTCGAGGTGCCTGGCGTCGACCTGGTTGACGCCGAGGATGCCCAGGCCGGAGCTCGCCGGCCCGATCGTGGGCCCGACGACCCCGATCGGATTGTCGAACGTGAGCGACACTCGCGGGCCGGTGCTCGGAGTGACGGCGGTGAGGTTCGGCGTGATCAGCGGAACCTCCGCGTGGATCCGGTAGACGAGCGGACCCGAGTAGTCCCCAAACCAGACCCAGGTGCCGTCGAAGTAGCTCCAGGGAGAATTGGCCCCGCAGTTGGCGATCACGTTCCAGATGCCAGAGGTGGGGAGCAGCGACCAGGGCTTCGGGGCGCCGCCACCGGACCAGGCGTGCGTCCCGTCCCACTCGACGCAGACCGTGTAAGAGGCGGCTCCTTCCGGGGTCGGATAGCTGCACGCTGACGACCACACGGCTTGCGCCGTTCCGTTGGGCTGGAGCCAGTAGAGGTCAGAGGTCCGAATCCTGGTCAGGTAGGAGGAGTAGCCGAACCAAATGGTTCCCGCGCCGTCGTACTTGACGCCCGCAGGGTTATTCCCCGTACCGCCGTCTGCGAACCCCAGCACGGTGCCGCTTGTGTTGAATGCGAGGAGTCCCGCCTTACTCCCGGAAATCCTGCTGGTCCCCATCCACAGGGTAGAAACCCCGTCCGTGGCGAGCCAGTTCGCCGTCCCGGAGTAGGCGTCCCCGAATCGGAACAGAGTCACGCCCGCTGGAGTGACCTTGAGCACACAGGAATAGGTGTTGCCGGCCCAGGGCCCACCCAGCGTGGGGAAGTAGACCGCCCCGCCGCACACGACGCCCTGGGTTCCCCCTGCGTAGGCATACTGCCCCGGGATCGCGCCTCCCGATATTACGCTGACGTTGAAGTTGTAGGTCATAGCCCCGGTGGCGATCGTGTAGCCCCGGACGAACCTGTCGTATGCGTCACCCTGCACGCACACCCAGAGGATTCCATTCAGAGCTACCATCGCCCCTGGGTAGGTGCCGTAGGGGAAGGCTCCCGTGAAGCTGGTGTTCGTGGCGTTGGCCTGGGTATCGACGGCACCCGTGTACCAGTTCAGGTATGCACCGTCCGAAAGGCGCAGCCGAGTGATGTAGCCCTTGGGGGAACCGCCCTGCTGGGCGTTGCTGATCCAGATCGAGTACCCGTCAGACGCGACGCTCTTGTTGCCTCCGGTCGTGTCAGCGGGACGGACGGTGAATGACTCGATCTTGTATGCCACCTAGCACGCTCCGAAAGAAGAACGGCGGGCCAGGGACATCCCCAGCCCGCCGTTCGGGATCATCGCAACGGGAGGCTACGAAGGCGGGAACTGCCCACCCTCGTCGCCCTCCGGCTCCCCACTCGGCGGCTCGCCCGAAAGCGAGTCGTTGATCGTGTCCGCGCTCATGAACGCCAGGGCGGCGCCCTTCGCGTCCTTCGCGTGGATGGCCTCGATGAAGTCGCTCATCGCGGCCTCGAGCTCCGGCGACACCTCGGGAGGTGCCTCCATGCCCATGTCGCTCTCCATCGGGGGCGGCATGGCCCCCATGGCCGGCGACTTGCCGCCGGCCTTTCCTGCCAGGAACGCCTTGAAGTCGGGCATCGGTGCCTCCCTTACGGCGCGCTGGAGTCGGAGAACATGAACTGGACGAGCAGGATCTCGCCGCTGGCCGGGTCGGTCTGGACGCCACCGACCGCCTGGCAGACGATGCCGAGCGTCGAGGTGCCGAACGTCGCCGACAGGTCGGAGTAGACGTTCACGATCGGAGCGGCGGGGCTGGCACCGGCGGCGCCGGTGGTGTCGAAGTGCGCCAGGACGCCCTGGAGCTCGCGGTAGGTGTCGAGGATCAGCTGCCCGTTCTGGAGGACTCCGAACGTGAACACGTACTTCCCGGCCGTCCCGTGAGCGACGGAGGCAACGCCCCAGGACTTCGCGGCGTTGAGTGTCGGAGCGCCGGCCGCGCCGATTGCGACCACGGCGTTGATGATCTTGACGTCCTTCTGGCCGGTATACACCCGGTTGGCCATCATGCGGTTTGCCATCTTGGATTCCCTTTCTGGTGGAGTGGTTCCAGAAGGCTCCCCGCCGTGAAGCAGGGAGCCGACTGGAGGCCGCTTACACCTGGGTCTTGACCACGGCGTTGTGGCCGGGGGCGTTGCTCGCCAGGATGGCGTAGCTGCCGATGCGGACCTGGGTTGCGTCGTTCGACGGGTCGCGGAGCTCGGTCAGGCCGTCGAGCTCCGTGAGGATGTGCGGGCAGGCCTTCATCGACCCGAGCGTCCAGGCGTCGGGGTCGATCAGGTACACCCGCTGCGAGGGGCAGTTGCGGTCGGCGAAGATGTTGATCTCGCTGTCCGCTCCGTGCACCCGGATCCCCTGGAAGCCGATCCCGGGGATCTCGTCGTGCTCGTAGTTGACGTAGTTCACCTTGGACCCGAGGGACTTCTCGAGCGCGGCGAACGTGAAGTGGTTGGTGAGCCCGAGCTCCGGGTTCCCGTCCTCGCGGGCGGCCAGGGCGGCGGCGTCGATCAGCGCCTCCTCGATGGTCTGCTGCGAGCCGTCCCACCGGATGCCGGCGAGGCGGCTGGGATCCTTGGAGCGGTCCACGCCGTTGAAGTTGTCGCCGCCCGCCGGAGCGGTCGTCGGCAGCCAGTCGGCCAGGCCGTTGAGCTTGAGGTTGACGTCGCCCTGGACGCGGAAGTACATCGTGCCGGTCCAGGAGCCGGGAGTCGCGGCCGCGCCGCCCTGGGAGGTCGAGAAGGTGACCTTGCCGAGCGAGCGGTCGACGGCGATGACGTAGCCCTGGGTGCCGAGCGCCGCGCCACCGTCAGAGCCCGAGGCCTCGATGGTCTGCCCGACCTCGAACTGGGTGACGCTCATGGAGTCGGCGAGGGTGACCACGCCGGTCGCGATTGCGGTGGTCGAGCCGATGGTGCCGGTCGACTGGCGGAACAGGGAGCCGGAGAGGCGGTTCTCGGCGGTGCGGAGGGCACCGTCCATCTCGTTCTTGACCGCCTTGAGGAAGGCGCCGGCGTCGTTCCGGCTGGCCAGGTTGACGAGGTTGGTGATGGTGGCGTGCGCGTAGTCCTGGGTCCAGTTCATGATGAACCGGACGGCCGAGGAGGCGGTCTGGTTGGACTTCGCGTAGCTGAACGTCGCCGACGCGCCCTGGGGGTTCCCGTAGATCACGGGGACGGGGACGACCAGGCCGGACCAGTCCTCCTCCTTGTGGATCATCGCCAGCCACTTGTTGCGCTTGTAGACGAGGTTCTTGACCTGCTGGGGGCCGTAATACTCCTTGAGGATGGCCTGGAGAGCGGTGAAGTTGCTGACGCCCGATGTGTCGATGGCGTTGTAACTGCCGTAGCTGGTTGCCATTTGCTGTCACCTTTGCTGAGTCGGGCCGGCATGGCCGGCCACTCGGTTGCGAACCGTGGGGTACGTCGTCTCGATGTGCCTCGGTCGCTTCGGGTGACGCTGGGCTGGCTTCGGTGCGTCGATCGGATCGGTGGCTTCTCCTACCTCCCGGTCAGGACGCCTTCTGCTGCTCGACGATGGCGCGGGCGAACTCCCGGACGTCGGCGAGCACCTTCCGGCGCTCCGGCTTGTTCAAGGGGGCAAGCTCGGGCCACCACTCCGACCCGGTAGCCAGGAGCTCCTCCCGGACCTTCGGGTCGGACTCGACCGCCCGGATGCCCCCCTCAAAGGCCTTCCGGCGAAGGGGGTGACGCAGCGCGGCCATGCGGGCGTTGCGCGCCCGCTGGACGTCGAGAGGGGCCTCGCGGGGCCCGGATGTCGCCGGGCTCACGACTTCCTCGTCCGCCAGGCGGCCTCGATCTCGGAGGTGACGCGGGCCCGGCGCTCCTGCTCCGACTCGGGCGCCCGAGGGGCGGCCGGCGGGGCTCCGGGGGGCTGCATCCGGTTCGTGAGGGTGGGCGCCGGCGTGGCCCGGGGGAGGAACTGGCCCCCCACGCCGCGGGGGAAGATTAGGGCGGCGACCTTGGGGTCGGAGAGGAAATCGCGGGCTTCCTGGATGAACTTCCCCTGGACGACCTCGGCGGCCTGCTGGAAGCCGAGCTCCTGCCCCGTGGCGTTGAAGTGCTCCTCGATGGCCCGGTAGACCGCTTCGACCCCCTCGGGCGCCTTGGCGACCAGGGCGAGCGCGTCGGGCTGGCTCTTGAGGAACTCCCCGATCGAGCCCTTGAACCGCTCGACCTCCCCGTCAGCGAGCGCGGCCGCTTCGGCCTTCTTCTGGTCGGCCAGGCGGGTCTCCATCGCCTTGACCCGCTCCTCGGCCTGCTGGGCGGTCTCCGCGATGCGCCGCTCGGCCTCGGTCAGCCGGGCCTGGGTATCCTGGGCGGCCTTGGCCTGGAGCTGCTCCGGGCTGAACCCGCCCTGGGCGATGTGCTGGGAGAGGCGGTTGTAGTAGTCGACCCCGAACACCCGGAGGAACTGATCCGGATCCTGCCGGAGCAGGTTGATCTCGTTCTGGAGGGAGAGCCGGCTCTGCTTGGCCTCCTCCCGGGCCTTCTCGGCCGCCTCCCGGTCGGCCTTGGCGGCATCGGCCGCTCGCCTGGCCGCGGCCTCCTTCTTGGCGATGGCTGCGATGCGCCAGGACTCAAGCTGGGGCTCCTTGGCCTGGTCCCCGGCCTCCGGGGGCGGGGGTGCCGCCTGCGGGGCCCCAGCGGGAGCTGGCGCGGTCGTGGAGGGCGCGAGCCCGACGTCCAGGGCCGGGGCGGTCGTGGGGGCGAACTTCACGGGGACCGGGGTGCTGGTGACATTCGGCCCGGGGGTGGCTGCGCTGATCGTTCCAGAAATCGGCATCGTTGGCTCCTGAGTGGGGTTAGGCGGCAGCTGCAACCGGCGCGGTACCGGCCGGGGGAAGAAGGGGAGAAACCGGCGCCGGCCCCGGGACACCTGCGCCCGGGGGGAGGGCTCCTGCTGGCAGGCCTGGGGCCGGCACCGGCGGGGCCGCCGCGATGGCGGCCTTCTGGGAAAGGTATTGCACCTGGTCGAGCCAGTTGCCGAGTTGCTCGAGCTTCGACTCCTCCATGTCGTTCGCGGCCCCGAGGCTGTACTCCTGGAGGCACATCGTCGCGGCCATGGCGAGGTTCATCTTCGGGTCGGGCGGGAGGAACTTCCCCTTTTCCACGATGCCGTCGAGGATCTTCATGATCCAGTCCTCGGCGGCGCCCAGGAGCGTCTGCACCTGCTGGAGATCCGGGAAGTCGATCAGGCGGCGAGCGGTCTGGTCGTCGATGTAGCCGGCGCGGGCGAGATCCTGGACGGTGGCCAGGCGGCCGGCGGGCGTCGAGGGGAGCGAGCTCACGGGGTAGCACTTGAGGACGTACTGATCCTGGTCGAGCTTGACGTCCTTCCAGTCGATCGTCTTGAGGAACCGCTGGCCGGGCATGGACGAGGAGCCGACCGGCGCGTTGATCTTGAACCCGCCCTCCTCCTCGTTCAGATCCCGGGCGACGTCGATCGCGAGCTCGATGACGTCGATGTGGAGCTGCTCGTACCGCTTCCCGATGTACTGGAAGCCCTCGCCCTCGATGTCATGGTAGACGCGCTGCGCCTCGCCGGAGTCGAGCCCGGCGGGCTTCTCGCCCATCGCCGAGAACTGGGAGAGCCGGGCGATCTCGAACCCGCGCTGCTTGATGGCGTCGAAGTGAGTGAAGTACTGGGGGTTCACCGCCGGCGGCGCGAGGTACTGGGGCGCCATGCTCCCCTTCGGAACGTGAAGGATGGTCCCCACCCGGTCCTGGAAATGCTGGTCGGGAACGGTGCCCGACTCGACCACGATCTTGAAGGCGGCCATGAGGCGGAAGGCCCGCTGCATCATGAACAGGAGGTGGTTCATTTCCACCTGCGTCCCGATCAGCTCCTCGGCGAGCGAGGAGCCGTGCCAGCCGTAGATGCGCGGCTTCCAGGAGAAGCGGGCGAAGGGGAACTTGGTCTTGTTCCAGCTGTCGTCGCGGTAGAGCACGCCGGAGTCGATGGCGATGGTGTGGCAACCGTCCTTCGCGTTCGGCCCGGACGCCAGGTGCCAGGACTCGACCACGCCCACGGTGTCGTTGAGGTGCTGGAAGGTGCCGGCGATCTCGCTGCGATCGACGCCCTGGCACTTGTTGATGATGTCCGCCTTGTCGGGGAAGCCCTCCAGGAGCTTCTGCCGGTCGATGTTCTTGGCCCGGTGCATCTGGGTGGGCTCTCCGTAGAACCCGTCCACCTCATCGACCCAGAGCTCGGAAGCGAGCACGCGCTCCATCTTCACCCGCCTGGTCACGGTGTCCGGGTAGACGTGGATGATGCCGTCGCCCAGGACCGCGCCGTCGCGGAAGATGATCGGGCCGAGCTCGTCGAACTTGCACTCGGAGAAGATGCCGTCCGCGAACTGGGAGAGCTTCTTCGCCCGGCGCTGGAGCCGGTAGTCGCCCCCTTGCGTCAGGAAGTAGGGGCGGACCCGGCTCTTGGTGATCTTCGACACCAGGGTGTCGACCACGATGGCGATCAGGTTGTAGGTGAGCCGACCGCTCATGGACGGGTTGATGACGTGGAGCCCGGCCACGCCACCGTGGAGGGTGTTGGGCGTCATGCCACCGTAGAGGCGGGCGCAGACCTGGCGCTGGTACTCGAGCGAGGTCTGGAGCTTCCTCATGTTCTCCATCGTCTCGATGACCGCTCCGGGCAACTGCTCGTCCGTGAGCGTCCACCAGCGGGGGTTCAAGGCCTCCTCGGTTGCCCCGTGGGTCGGATTCTTCTTCGACCCGCGCAGACGCATGGAGTTCCACTCCACCGTGTTCTCGCCGCCCTTTTTCCGTGCCATGGCCTAGTCCTCCTGGGTCGAAGGCAGACCCATCTTCTTGAGCGTGTCCTGCATCGCTGCGTTTTCCATGAATTGCGGGGACGAGTAGAACAAGGCCTGCTCGTCGGTGAGTGCGTCCTGGCCGAGCGCCTTCGCGACCTCGCGCATCTGGTCGAGGTCGATCGGCTTTTCCTCGGGCGGCCCGAACTCGAGCTCGATCTCCGGGGTCCGGATCCGCCGGAGTCCCGCCTTCTTCGCGATGTCGATCAGCGCAACGATGTCGACCGGATTCATGCTGCCCTCGGGTGCTGGAGAAGTGAAACGGCTTCGGCCTCGGCCCAGAGCTCTTGCGCCACGCGGATCAGGATCTCCCGCGTCGGTGGTTGCCAGTCGCGCCGGTAGGCGTAGAACAACGCCACGCGGGCGGCGTCGAGGCCGAGCTCGCCGTCTGCTACGCGGAATCCGTGGGCGCCTGGCATGGGGTTACGGTTCTCGGAAAATGTCCTTCTTCGTCGGCGGTCGCCGACCACGGTTCCCTCCGAGTCCTTTCCCTCTCCCGATGACCTCCGGGCGGCGGTTCCCTTTCGGCGGCCGATTGGACGAGAAGCCATAGCTGTTGCCTCCCCAGGTGCGGAAATTGATGCTGGGTGCCCCATGGGTTGGCTTCATGACCGCTTGGCACTCCCCGCAGAGGGGAAGCATCCCCGCCTTGCAGAGCTCGATGTCCGTCAGGCCTCGGGATCGCGCCTCCATGAGCTTCTCGCGCTCACGGATCGACTCGACCGCCTCTAGCTCGTCGCCGCAGGTGTCGCACTTGTAGCCGTAGAGCGGCATCGTTCGACCTCCTTCTCTGCGATGTTCTGGAGCGCGAGCGCGCCCCGGTAGGCCACCCGCAAATCCGCGTTCTCCCGGGTGAGCCCGTCGATGCGCGCCAGGTGAACGCGCAACTCCGTGACCGCGCCGTCGTACTGCCCGCGGATCACCGTGAGCTGGTGCTCCAGGAGGTCGACCTTCGCCGCCAGGCCCTCGGGGTCGGTCTGCTTCATGGCGACGTCGAGGCACCCGCCGCAGACCCTTTCCCCGCGAATCGGGGTGAGAGCGGCCGCCGGGCCGCCGCATCGTGAGCAGTTCACCATGAGCTTTCTTCCGTTCCCCAGCCACCGAAGGGATTGCCACCGAACGGATCCTCGTTGGCCTTCGCCTTGTCCTGCTGGATCTTGAACATCGTGTCGTTGAACAGCCGATCGTTCATCGCCTGGTCGTAGGCCGGCGTCCCTGGAGTCGCGGAGGCGCGGATCGGCGTGTGGGTCCAATGGAGCGCCTCACGGAAGGCGTAGAGCACGGCATCCGTGATGTCCGAGTGGAAGGTATCCTTGATGACCCGCCGATCGTTCGTCGACTTCTCCAGATCCCACTCGACGAGCATGACGTCGTGCGCGAACTTCGCGTTCGACTTCACAAAGAACCGCTCGGAGCGCATCGCGTCGTTGAGGAGCTCGATGTACTCGTACTTTCGCTGCTTCTCTGCCGCCTGGATCGGGAGTGCGTGCCGGGCGCTGATCTCCTCGGCGATCTTCTTGCCCAGGCCGCCGGCGTCCATCACGATCGCGTTGGGCTTGAAGCGGTCGACGTAGGCCAGGAGCTTGCCGGCGAGCTGGGTCACGGTCTGCTTGGGGGACACATCCTCGGCCCGAAGCCAGAGGTTCGGGCTCTGCTTGTTGAACGCCAGGACGGCGATGGCGTCCGCGTCGTTGAACCCCAGGTCGACCCCGATGACGTGCTGCCAGGGCTCGGTGAACTCCTTGGGCAACTCCGAGTAAACATTCATCTGGCGGTCGAACTTGAACACCAGCGAGTCGGTGTCGAGCACCCAGCGCCCGAAGAACTCGCGCTGCACCGCCGGATCGTTCTCCGAGAGGCCTCGGCGGGCCAGGATCTTGTCGAGGAAGGCGCGGGGATCCGGGATGTGCGGGTTCTCGAACACCGTCCAATGGTGATGCGACCACATCGGCGAGTGACAGGCCTCGTAGAAGAACCCCACGGGCACGGGAGAGGGCGTGCCGATCAGGGCGATGCGGCCGTTGTGATCCATGAGCGCCGGCTCGAGGATGTCCTCCACGGCGGTCTTGAGGTAGGCCGGGAGGTTCTGCGCCTCGTCGCCGACTACCTCGCCCCAGCCGGTGCCGCGCCACTTCTCGATCTCCTTCGACGAGTCGGCGCCGGAGAGGTGAACCATCCCCTTGCCGCCGCGCTTGAGCACCAACTCCGTTTCGTTCGGCTCGAATCCCAGGTTGTGCCGGCGATTGAGCTCCAGGAGCGCGCCCCAGATGTTTCGCTTGGCCTGGCCGCGAGTCGTCGTGAAATATAGGCTGGGGGCCTGTTTCTTGAGGGGCGTGTCGAGGAGCCTGGCCGCGCACCCGATGGTCTTGCCTGCGCGGCGCGAGCAGACGGCGGTGGAATGGTCCGCCGGATCTCGTGCGAAGCCTAGCTGGGGACCAAAGAGGATGGTCTCCAGGCTGAACGAGGGCGGAAGCCGCTTCATCAGCTTCTTGAACTCGATGCGCTCGAACTTCGACATCCGACCCATCGCGTCGGCGTATTCGGCTTC